TCAGGTCTGTAGGAGTTGTCGGAATGTTGCTGTTAACGCCGCCGCCAACCAAGGGGTGCGAAGCACTGAACAGAGCCACACCGTCACCACCGGGGTAGGACGACGAGAAACCGTTGTTCAACACTGCAGCAGCCTTAACTTGCTTGGTGTACGACATCGCACGAGCCAGACCTTTTGTGTAACGAGCAGACAAGCTGTCGTACAGGTTATCTTCGACCGCTTCTTCAGTGATCGAGAAACCCAAGGCGATGGTTTCGTGGTTGTAGCGAGCTGTAAACGCTTCTTGAGCGTTGTCGTAAGCGATTGCCGAGCCTTCGCTCTTGACTGGAGCAGCCGAGAAGCCTGAAAGCTTGGTTTCTTCTTCGAAAGAACGCTCGGAGGTCTCTGTTTCGTAGATCTCTTTGTGCTCTTCGCCGTATCGCTTGTACTCCAGACCGAACAATGCGTTCAGGCCGGGGAGCAGCTCTTTCAATAGTTGTGCGCGTGAAATAGCCATGATTTAGCTCCTTATACGCCGACGGCGGTTTCGTAAGCGTGCATACCAAAGTTGAACTTTACGATCACTTCAGGATACAGCGTGTTGCCGCCAGAAATATAAGCGGTGTCAGGCACAACGTCAACGATACGGATAGGCAGCGTAGCTGTATCAGCAGTCGAATCAAGAAGTGCAATCTGTGAGTTACCAGCATTGGTAATTGTGGTGTTGTTTACGATGGTTGCGTTATTGCCAACCGAAGTATATTGAACGCCAGTCACGACCGTTGTGCCAGAAACCACAGCAACTTGGAACAGTGTATCTGGATCATCACAAACATAAGCTGTGATGTAACCAGTTGTTACTGTTGTACTAGCAACAAAGTTCTGTTGGAATTGCAGTTGACCAGTACTTGAGTTGATAAACTCAACACCTAGAAACACGCCAGCGAAGCCGCCAGTGGGTTTTGCAGTTGTAGCAGCCGAACGTTCAACAGTACCATCAGTTGCACGAATCAGTAGATCACCGAAACCAATCGAAGTTGCGTACCCGCTTGCAATACGCATCTTACGAGTGGAGCCGGCAAACACCTGACCGCCAATCAAATTGATTGGCTTAAAGCCGTAAGGCTTCTCAATAGTGGGGTAAGCCATGTTTAACTCCAAAAATTATTTAGAACCGTTTCCAAACCCGGGACCTTTAGTCACTGAACTTTTACGCTCATTAAACAAGGGCATACGGGAATCGTTATTACGCATAAAATTGTTATCCACGGATTCCATCTGTTCCTTAGCAGAGTTGTTGTAATAGGTTTGACGTCCCATAACCATTTCTTCCGGCGCTTTGCATAGAAGCAATCCACCGATTTCCACGTTTCCGTTCTTGTCGCCCATAATCTGCAATTCCGGATGATCTTCCGCTTTAACTGGCACCCAGCCTTCACGAAACCTTTTAGAAAGATTCGTCTGGTTTGTCTGTCCTAGAATCGCCGAAGCAATCCATCGGAACCGAAAACCGGGCTCTGGTGTAGGGTCTGGCAAAGCGCTCGTGGGTGTGTACACGTAGCGTGAAGGGTTTTGGTCTCGAGTTTCTTGATCTCGTGTTGTGCGTGCATTAGCCATTATTGCTCTCCAATTTCAAATATTCACGTGCGTATTGTTCATGAGAAATGCCAAATTTATCTGCAAGACGTGCTGCTGTCTTGGTCAATTTGACGTTCTTTTTAGCTCCCGACGAACGGGAAGCCGAAGCAACTACGGTTGCGGGTCTTCTAGTTGGTTCAGCCTTAACGGGCTTAGTGGCTCCTTCGAAAATCTCAGGAAACACTTGGTGCATGCGAGAATCAATTCTCTCGAAGTACTCATCAGAGCGGGGGTCATACCCCGTAGCGACTAGTTTCTGGTGCAGCCCTAGTGCAAAGGCCGTAACGTCTTCGTACCCCGCCGATCCAAACCACTGGTTTTTAGCTTGCCAGCGCAAGGTCTTATCGTCCAGACGTGGGGGTGCTGATTGCTGTTGTTGCGTTTGTACTACTTCAGGTTCAACTTGTAAAGGGGTTGGCCTAAAATTCTTTGCGGCTTCGAGTCGCATTTTTGCATCAGTCAAACTCTCCTGCGCATCAAGCATCATCTCCGAGTCGTAAGACTCTTGAGCGTCCTTGTACTTACGTCGCGCCATTTCTAGATCGGCTTCTGCCTTCTCTTTCAATGTAGCTGCGTGAGTCGCAGTCCCTTCGTTAATGTACTGTACGTAACGCTTCTTCTCTTCTAGCAACTGTTGAGCAAGGCGTTCTAGTTCATCTTTCTCGCGCGCAAGAGCTTCCTTGGCACGGCGTTCATCGTGACGAGCATGTGTGAGCTCTTTGATACGGGCTTTAACTTTCGCACCGTAATTCTCAAGCTCTTCATCGGTAGGCTCTGCGACTTCTTTATCTAAGGGCTTCGCAAACCGATCACGCTCAGGGGTATCGTCTTCAATATCAATCTCAATGTCGCCTTCGCTATCGATATCAATACTGATTTCGTCGTTATCTTCGGGTTTACCCTGACTGTCTAGCTCATCAGGGAACTTATATTCGTCTTTGTCTGCCATTTAAACCTCCATTAAGCGCGGCTAATGCCACGGGGATCTTCTACAACCGCTTCTACTTGGTCGTCGTTGATGACACGAAACTCTTTGCCGTGAATGACCATACGCGTACCTGTGTAAGGGCGCGTAATAACAAAGTCACCTTCTTGGCACCAATGCACGCCGTCAGGGAATTTCTCCTTGTCGAGGTAACACAGGGGGCCTTTCTTCATGACAAACAGAACAGGAGAAGTGATTTCCTCTGCTTTCTTCGTACCGTCGGACTTCAGGAGGCCGCTGTCGTATGTATCAGCCACATCGATCAAGGCGCACAAAATCTTCCAACCGGTTGGCTCGGGGACTTGTTTTGCTTTGACATCAGCGTTTTGGTACTCGACATCTTCCTTAGGAACTGCCTTTACTTCGGGTATTACGCCGGGTGGCAGGATAAGCCCTGTATCCGGTACTGCGATGGTTTCACTCATCGTCTTCTTCCTGTAAATGCTCAGCGAGGTCAAGTAAGTGGCGCTCTGCGTAGGCTAGACCTCGAATCACCCCGCAAAGCTCTTTGTAACTAGCAAAGTCTTGGCACTGACCATTTGCCAAATCGTCAGTGAAATTGTTCATGTCAGCCCGCAGTTTCTTCCTGAAGGCATCGATGAAGTCTATCGTCATTAAATCCATTAACCTTTCTCTCCTTTAGGTGGTTTCCTAGCTTGTTGGGCTAGTTGCTGCTTGCGGTAGCCAATGTCGCTACCGATTTTTAGTCCCTCAATCTGTTGCTTAACTTCGCTCGCGTCTTTCTCACTTGCGGCTTTAGCACCGACCTTCATGCTCTCGATCTGCGCTTTCATCTGCATCTCGGCTTCCTTGAGCTTGATCTCGTCTGCTTTAGCCGCAGCATCAATGGCAAGCTTCTTCTGCTTGAGTGCCAGCTCGCCTTGTTTCAGACCAAGCTCCTGCATCTGGATCTGCAACACAGGATCTTGTGCGTTCTGCTGCGCTTGTTGCTGAGCCATGAGTGCCTTGCTCTCGTTCAAGACTTGGTTCGAAGCTTCTGCCATGAGGCGGCTGATCTGCTTCTCCATGTCCTCTGGCAACTCGTCGTCTGTGCTCGGCAACGCCACGCCCAGCGCCAGCTCGATCTTGTTACGGTATGCGTAGCCTACGTGCTCAGCAATGTGTGCTTGCATTGCACCCATCATCTGTTGCGCCATGGGGTTCTGGCCTACCAACTGCATGATTACCGGGTCCTGCATTGCCGAGGTGTGGACCTTAATGTGTGCCTCGTGGTCCTGATACGCAAACGCCTTGAGTGGCTTGCCACGTAGCGCATTCATGTTCTCGGTAACCGGGTCGGTCGGTTTCTGGTCTTCTTCCATCGGCACAAGCTTATCCGCATGCTTGATACCCAACACGTCAAGCATCTGTCTGTGAAGCTGTGGCAGGTTGTAGATCTGCGGTGCGGTAGAGGCCAGCTGTATCACCGCTTGATACTGCACCACGC